TTATTGAATGGGTTGATCAGAAGCAATTCGCAATACATTGGCAAGCCGGTGAATCTCATTTTTCTTATTTTGGTTTACTTCAGCCCCCCACAAGATCTTTAGCTGATCTATAATTTTATTCGCATCATCCTTGGACATTTCAGCTTCCTCCTTCCTATATTTTTGTATATAGGCTGTGGGTTCAGTATTTGATCCAAACCCAAAACCAGATGAATTCTTGAGCCTCACTTCAAAATGCAAATGCGATCCTGCCGAATGTCCTGTATTGCCCTGAAGTCCAATCTGTTGACCTGCAACTACATTTTGGTTTAATTTTACGCTTATACTGGATAGATGGGCATAGAATTGAATCGCTCCATTTAAATCTTTCAACGCAACAACATTGCCAAAACCGCCAAAACCCGAGCCTGTCACACCTTCTTTGGCATGAACCACTTCACCGGACATAAACGCCAGAATAGGTGCTTTATCCGCCTTCACCAGGTCGATTCCTGTATGGAATGTCGGTTTACCTGTGAATGGATCTGGACGAGGACCATAAGGAGATGTAATTCTATAAGCTTCAAATGGTTTCATTTGTATTCAGTCTCCTTACTTTCTTCTTGAGCACCTTTAAGCGATTTGATAAATTCATAGCCATATACAGAGACTGCTCCACATAGAATACCTTGTAAAATCACCTCAGGAGTAGGTCCCATCATCCAAACAGCAAATACAATCGCAAATAAAGTAACATAAAAAACAATCGACCAGTTTGCTACCTTTGGTGTTTGTTTTAGAATAAAGCCTAATACCCAGCATGCTGCGACCACGATAATTAATTTAGGATCAATAAGCTGAGCTATTGCAGACCATTCCATTTTAAAACCTCCATTTTAAAAAAATAATTTATCTACATACCTGAAACCTTCATAGCCAACGTTACAACTGCAACTATTAAGCAGCCTACAGTGATCAATGTTCCGATTAGCCAGCGTCTATCCAGTTTTAATTCTTTTATATCGGTATCTCTCGTTTTGCCGATTTCTTTTACTTCACTTTCAATTTTTCTATTCATTGATTTAATCTCATTATCGAAGTGTCTATCCACCTCTTCCAATTTAATCTTGTACTCATTTAATCTAATACTGGCAGATTTAGCACTCCCTAAAGCATCGTTTGCAATGTCCTTGGCATTAAGCTGCATATCCAGCTTAGTTTCCACTCTAGTAAGCCTTTGCAATATTTCGGATTGTACTTCTTCGTTTCCCACTATAATCACCTCTTTCAAAAATAACGTAAAATAGCCCCTGTTATACTAGGGGCTACATAAGATCATAAAATCTAGTAAAAATATTAATGGAACGGATGATCACAATCTTATTAAAAATCGGTACCAAAACTTAAAGAAGGGGCAAATGTATAGAAAGTAGAAAAACCACTATAAGGGCCTACAACGTCATAATTATCCCAAGTCCTAACTTGCCACTTGTACTGAATACCAGCAACAAAGGCATTTCCTGCGATACTAAACGATGATCCTGCACTAACTTGTTTTCCGGTATCTTGCACAACAACACTATCAGAAACACGCAGCCATTGAACTTGATATGCTGATTGTGTATCACCAACATCAGTATCATTAAAGGTCCATAAAAAGGATTGACCTAGATTTGGATTAATGTTTGCATGTGTTGTCAACGTTGGAGCAAGTGGGGGTTTATTTACATAAAATATCATGTTGCCGTAATTGGCATCGCCACCACCTGTTCCATTTGCAGCATTTATGGTCCCTGCTGTGTCCTTGACCTGCATTCGGACGTAGTGTGTACCATATCCAGTAACAGCTCCAACAGGAATTGTGTAGCTTCGAGTGGCAACACCAGTAATCCATCCGCTAGTCCAGAGAACTGCGTTATACGCAGAGTTAACGATTTCAACTGCGAAGGCACTTTGTGCATCACCGCCGTCAGGATCGCTAAACGTCCATGATATTGCCGGCGTTTGTGTTGCAACGTGTTGCCCAGAAGTCGGCGATGTGATCGTTGGTGCATTTGGACCTGAGTTGGTATTAAGTACAAGTGTGTTTGACCAAGGCGAGGCAACTCCAGCAGCATCCCATACCATAACACGAAAATACCAAGTTCCTTTTGGTTTGCCATCCGAATAAGTTAAATTATTTCCAGCTTGTTGTCCAGTATCACCCCACGCAGTCCCAGTCCCGTTAAATAAATTGTTTGAACATACTTGATATCTAAACCAACCTTGAGTATCGCCAGCATCAGGATCGCTAAAGTTCCAATTAACAGTAGTAGAAAGACCGCTATTAGAACCAGTTAAAGTTGGAGCATTTGGTGCTGTGTTGGTAAATACGTTGTAATTTAAATACCCTTGGCCATCAAATGAACCCGGTTGATAAATTTGTATTTGTGTATTGTTTTTCGTCGTGCCTGTTGTACCCCAATAATAAAGACCCCCTCCGCTGTATGAAGTATAGGCAAATGTGATTTTATATTGGACTCCACTTACTAATGTAACAGTTGGGCTGAAAGTTATATTTCCAATGCTTGGTGCAACCCCACTAGTAATTCCAGAAGCTGTTCCTGTAGCCATAACGACACTATCAGAAGTTCGAATAAGCTGAATGTTTAAGCCTACAAATGTACAAGGACTTCCAGCTATATGCCATAAAGTTTCACTATAATAAACTAAACTTACCCCGCTTATAAGTGGGCTAAATGTCATAAACACTATTGTTCTTGCCGCGCCGCTAACAGAATTCCTACTAGATTGAGTTACAGTATTTTCAATTGTGTTATTAGTAATTGTCACATAACCAGCTCCTTATGACCAAGCAAGGCTATTCATAATATAATAGCTTGTGCCGTCCCAGTATATGGAGAGTATATCCACAGCTAAATTGACACTACTGAAGGTTAATGCAACTCCACCTGGTTTCTTATGTGAGGGCAGAGTTACTGTAAACGCGCCAGCATAAGTCAACTTTAAAGTTAAGCTGCAGGGTTTCGAAGGTGCTGTAAACGTCAATACTGTGCTTGCGTTTATTGCTACTTTTTGTTTGTTACTTAACCGAAAATCAATTGTTTTAGCTGCTCCACTATTCCCGTTATCAAATTCTGTAAAGCCAATAGTATGTGCTCCTGCATCCATTTCTCCCCCAAGCACCACTGAAGGAGATAACGATATTTGATTTCCCGACTTGACTAAATTTACTCCTACTGTGACTGATCCAGGACCATTAAATAATGAGAAGGTTAATGAAGTTGTTCCAAGCACAATCGGATCTGGTGTGATTAAACTATATCCGTTCTTTCCAAATGTTGTTCCCTCTTCAATATACGTATACATGCCACTAGTAACTTCCGCAGATGTATCCGCATCGGATGAACGAGTCCATGCCCCAGCGGAAACAACATAAATCCCGTTCTGTGATGCTGTCGTTTGCCCAACAGCAAGGACACGGTTGCCAACAATTACAACTACACCGTCAATAGTTTGTGTCCCACTTAATACAATGTTTGTAACTGCAACTGCTCGAACAGATACTTTTGTATCTAAGCCAAGGGCATAGGCATCTACATATTGCTTAGTAACTGCTTGAAATGCTGATACAGGATCTGAATTTAAAATTAATGCGCCACTTAATGTTCCCCCACCAATTGGCAATGCCCCAATTTGTGCCGCTGTTGTTAAATGCGGATTATCGACTCTGGCAGAATGTGCATCCAACAAATCTTTTACCGTTTGGGCCGATCCAGAAACAATACTTCGCAGATCAAGTAATGTAATGGCCGCCAAAGTAGACCCTACGATTACCTTCCATACCATTATCGCACCATCAACCTCTACACCTGTTGTGTTACTAGAAAACAGTCCTGCGTTACTCAAGTAGACATAATAGCTTGTGTTGATTGCTGGAGTAGTTATTGAATAAACACTGTCAGCTGATTTAGTAACAACCGTTTGTAAGAATACAATTGTTCCTGAACCAATCGTTACATCAATCTTGCTTGTCCCACTGTTATAAACAGCAGATTTACAATAAAAAGCATCCTTCATAGCAACTGCATCAATTTGATCTATTAAAGCATTATAATTTGCTCTCGTATTCGCTTCATTTCCAGCTGGTTTTAACAAAGCGAGTTTGTTCGTTTGTGTTGACATGAATTTTTCCTCCTGACTCTATTTTATGAGTAAATATCCCATTGATCCCATGTAAAACCGAATGCGTCTGTTTGATCCCATGACTTACTAAGCGCATCCAATTCGTTCCAAATGAAGTAATTAAACTCATAAGAAATGGCTAAATGAGCCGGAATCAAATCCCGTAAAGCATTCTGGATATCTGCCAAATTCTCAGGGATGCCGTGGGTGCTGATAAATTTTATGATGACCAAGTAATTAGCATTGTCTTCCGTAACGGAAACCTCACCATTCGCATAAGCCTCTGCCACGTTCTTCACTAAGCCAACTGTTACGGTTCCATAACCTCGCCTTTTAGACAGCACTACACTTCGTCTCTGTTCTAAAGGTTTACTGAGGTTTGTGGGAATGCCAAGTTCGAATTCCCAACGAGCCAGCCCCCAGGATGCGGTATCGATAAAGACCTGATTAAGTACGTCATCCACAGATTGGAACACATCATCTAGCTCTGCACCCTCTATTTGATTAATAATTCGAACCTCACGGAATATTTCATAAAAGGCAGGAAGGCTAGAAAGCATTTCCAGCCCTTTTTCGCTAGTTACAGGGAAGACACTCAAGTTAATGTCACCGTCCCTTTAACTGCCACACGTCCAGCAATAACGGAAACATTCGCTACCCCACCATTGATCAATAATCCAGAATAATCCTGGACACCAAGGGTTTCTGAAAGCAATGAACCTATTCGTGTGTATTTCACTGTTGGATCTGCAGCAAAAGCAATGCTTTTCAAATAGGCAATTACGGCTGTTTCAAATGTAGCTTTAACCTGTAATAACGTGTAGCCGCTAACTAAAACAATAGCTGACGTCACGTCTACCGCAACTCCAATTGCTGTTACAACAGTGACACCTGAGAGAATAGGGGCTTTGCCATCCCCAGTCACTGGGGAAATATAATTCTGAACATCGGCGATAAGCTGAATGCTGGCAGGCTTTGCATCAGAATCTACAATCGTGATCCCTACCGTACCAGGTCCATATGCCAATGGAACAACTTGCGCTCCACCTACACCTGGAACCTCAAGCGACCAATTAATATAATCCGATTTATTCCCAGAAGCCGAAGGAAACCGCGCATGCAAAAGTATCCTTTGACGAAAGGCATCATCATTCTCACTTTCCTCACCAGGAACAATTACATCTGCCAGCTGTACATCAACCAAACCAGAAATGTAATCAAGCGGAAGCATGCTCCCATAATCTTGATTTCCAATCACCCCGAAACTTTCACACTCCAAGATAAATGTCCCTAAAGAGATCCGTTCCGTCACAGTATAATTCTGACTATCAATTGAAAATCGGCTGGCAATAGGTATATCAAAAAGCACACCTGGGCTGCTGAAAAATAAACCTTTCCTTTGAGCTTGTGTTGCAGGATCCCTAATTAATCCATAATCCAAAGCACGTTTTTCTAAGTAGTCCCCGCTTGATGAGTCAGTAAAGAAGAGATTAATATTACTATCCATTTCGATATAGGCTTGTGCTAGCTCAGCAGCCGCAGGGGATAAGGCATCATAAATAATACTACCCTCTCGCTTATCTACATCATTAGGCACACTATCCAGCATCCTTGTTAAAATCTCTTCAAACGTTTGAGCTTCATACATTTTCTACACCTCCTGTACGACTTGAAAGCTCCCGAATTGTGAGACCACTGTGAATGCTGCAGTTGCTTCATCTCCGAGAAATGTTATTTGTAAGTCTTGGATATCTGTAATACGGTCATCTTGCAATAAAGCCTCTTGAATAATTCTAGTTAGCCTGGATTCAACAAGAATAGAATCTCGTCCAATTGCAGCTGCGAATTCACTGCCATAATTCCCACTATAAATGGGATACGCAAATCGTTCTGTTTGGAGTATTTTAAACACCGCTTGCTTTATGGCCTCCAAACCATCAACGAAACCAACAATACGTTGGCTTGTTACGTCCATTCGGTAGGTCTTGCTAGGTATTTGCCCTTCCTCTAACTCTTGGGTATTGCCTATGCCACCTTGTGGGATCATACCCCCACCACCCTATCCAAAATAATAAATTGCTGTCCACCTTGAACGCGCAGTAAAATGACTTTATCTCCAAGCTCCAATCCGCGTCTGATGGTATATTCCGTTGAGCCAATTGTTATTATCAGCTCAGTCAGTGTATCCGGAACAATCAAAAAATCCTCTTCAAGTGTGAACCTTTGATCTAAGTTCACTTCGAGAGGATTCATGCTGGAGACCATACCAAATTGGACGTTCATCGGATTCCCTGCTTCTACAGCTCCAATACTTGCCTGTTTAATTAAATTTAAGAGTTTCATCCATACACCCTCAGTTCCAGAGACATGGTATGATCCAATCCATCAAATTTATGCGTGCATTCTTCAACCAGAAAATAACTATTAATCGCTTTAGCCTGAATATTAATGCAAATGCTGCAACCAGCCCTTACAGTTAAATCACCCAATGCTTCAATATTGAAGCTTCTGGACTCGCGATTTTTTAACTCCAGTAAATTGTCTAAGCTCTGATTAATTTGAGCTAAGTTCATTTTGTCATCTATCTTTTGGTAATACTCCAGCTGCCCCCATTGTGCAATTGTTGCGCTATCCTGAACAATATAAATGCCTCTCTTCCCTTCATCTAATTTCCCTTGGGCGAGCCTGATACGATTATATGTCTCACTATCAATGGATCGCTTTAGCTTGTAATCGTAAACAAGGCTTGAATCCCCTATTAAAAGGTTGAGTTTCCAATCAGCCATATCTCGGAGCATAAGTCGGCCAAAATCATCATAAAAAATATAAATCCGTTTTGTTTCCATGAGCGTTTTGGAAATAGCATTACAGATCATATCCAGCAGCTTTGTACCATCTTCGATAGTAGGCGGAATCTTATGGCCCGTATCAGCAAGAAATCCGATTTGCAGTCCTTTTTCAGCTGCTATACGCCTTATATAGTCACCTGCAGTACCCAAACTAAACTTATAACCGCCATTTCCCATTAAATAACGAATTTGATCATAAGCCGTTACCTTTACAGCTTCATCCCTCCCACTATCCAAGCTAAAAATATAGCCATAAAACAAAGGAAAGCCATCTTTAGTCACTCGGATAACATCACCATTGCCCAGCTTAAAGGATTTATCTTCATTTAAGCCCCCCGTTGCAATTGTAAATTCAAAAGATGAGGCCTTTCCTACTCGACTTGTCTTGTAGCTCGCATCAGAAGAAATTCCAGAAATATCCCATAGGTTGCCATTCCGATTATCAATAATAATCTCAAGCATCTCATTCACCTCAATTCTTAGGGAGCTTGATAACACGCCCTATTTGTAAGCTTTTTAATTGCGCGTCCGTTATACCATTCAGCTTTTGAATATCTTTATATCGCGAGCTGTCGGCATTAAAAAAATTCATAGCTATTTTTATTAAGGTATCTCCTGCTTTGAGGGTATACGTATCGGGTCTGCTCCGTTCATCCGGGCGTACTTTAGGCTTCTTAATAAGCACCTGTTTACTGGCGGCTGTAACCACTTTAGCTTTTATAGCGGAGTAATAGACGTATTCCTTCAGGCTTATGTTATATTCAATATCCCCCGGTGATCCTGCAACCTCTTTCCAATCGAATTTTTCGATAGATGCAGGGATATCAATGACAAAGCTTGAGCTAACAATATGAATACGAATGGGCTGGTTACTCCTTAGCCATTCTTTTATTCTCCCCAGATAATACGAAGGCAGCTGCAGCGCTCCTTCTTTGACAATTACGGCAGGATAATATGAAGCAGGGAAGTTGCTGCTAAAGCTTATTTCTGTCAAAGCTGGGTTTTGGATGACATTTATTTCTCCAGCTCTAGTTTCTGAGGTTCCTCCACCTTTGCCCACTATATCGTACGTCTTTCCTTTGCCACTTTCTTTAATATCGATAGTTTCTGGGTTAATAGGCAGGATAAAAGAAACAGCTCGGTAATTAAAGCTTAATTCAATAGCAAATTTATTCTCAACCACCTTTATAGCTAAATTATCAGCCATTAGGCATACACCCCTTGAGCAGACGTTGAGATACTTCCGGCAAGTGTATTCTCAATTCCTCTAATAATCTCTTGAATATCTGCTTTCTCATGAATATCACCTGTAGTGATATGGACTGTGGGAGTAAGGGTAACAAAGTTTTGAATGCTTTTCATTTCAGCAAGATCACGCATTACTTTCAAATCCTCACTCGAGACGTCAACCGTTTCACCAATTTTTCCAACTTCATTCACTTTGCCAATTGTTGAATCTGCCCCTAAACTTTTCGTTGTCGCATTTGGATCTTTAAAAGATTTATCTGGACTCATCTTTGGCATGTTGATTGAAGATAGTTTATCCACCAAATCCTTGCCTGCGCCTTTACTGGAGCTGAATGCATCCCCTAGATCCTTCTCCACCATTTTAGGAACATTCACAACATTTTTATCGCTAGTCGGAGCTTTTACCTTGTTCATCATATTTTTCAATTGATCACTTACTGCATGTACATTTGTTTCATCAAGAAGCTTATAGGGTTCAAAGCTACCTCCAAATATTCTGGCCTTAGCTTTACCTAACCAGTTTAATCCCTCTATTACCTTGTTGATCGCTTTTAATATAGTCGACATGAACCCCCCAGCAAAATCTTCTACCCCTACGAGCATGCTATACAAATGCCCAAGAAAAGTCATTGCTAAATCATAGAATAGCTTTTGCACGGCATAAGCTGGGTCAATAAATAGATTTATTAAAAATTCTGCAAAGCTAGCGAAAATATTCCAAATAAAAGCCACACAGTTGTATAAATAAGCAAATAACGCACCGAACACACCAAATACTACACCTACAATTTGCCCAGTCGATACACCAAAAGATTGAATAGCATAAATAAGCAGCCCTACTACAGCGATAATTAACAGAATCGGCCAAGCAGCAGCTAACCAGCCTGCAGCCATCTCAAACAATGCAATGAGCACAACACCAGTAATCACTGCAGCTACTGCAAGCAGCGCAGCTCGGACGAGCGGCCAATTATCCTGCATAACACCAAAAAGCCATTGGGCTTGTTCGACCAAATACACTATTCCTTGAACCACTAAAGTGAGTCCATTAGATAAAACATCAAAGAATGGCTGCAGCTTGCCGGATTCAAAGGCTTTATTGATCATTTCTCCAAGTGGGCCGAGTGCATTCATTGCCTCAACACCAGCATTCGTCAAACTATTCTTAAGATTACCTGTAGCTTTTTGCCACTGGGCAGCCGGACCATTTACCATCTTCTCAAATGCAGCTTTTGTTACACCGCTTTGATCCAATAGCTTATCCATTCCTTTAATGAAGCCTTGCAAATCACCCGATATACCAGCTTTCATCGCACCACTGTTTTTTACAGTACTGCCTTTCATATTGAATTTCTCCTCAAGATCCTTGGAATCTCCACCCATAAAGCTTTTAATAGCCGCAGTTGCACCTTTTGAGCCTTCTTCTGGATTCAGCTTAGCCATTCGCATAGCTAGCTGATTTAAATCAGTTAGCTGCTTAGGATCTTTAGTATTGGACATAAATGTTGTCGTATTTGACATTGCCTCTTCTACGTTTTGACCAAATTTTAACGCTTGCTTGGATACTTGATCAAAAATAGCCGTCCCTCTCGCCTCACTTCCGGCACGCAGGTTAATAGTATCCTTTGTGGTTTGTTGTTCCATCGCACCGCCAATGGTTGAAGAGATTATCTGCTTTCCTCCACCTAAATGTCCAATTGCACCTGAAACGAGGTTTTTTATGCCACCGAACATTTTTAACGCCCCTCCGGTTAAGGAAACACCGCTAGATTTGCTGTTTGGCTTACTCATTCCCTTTTCTGTCCCACTTGAACCAGGAGGTTTAATATTTTCTAATCCAGTTGTTGGACTTTTCACTGATTTATTCACATTTTTCATTAGTTTTTCTAAAGTCTTGGGGACTTCGATATTTAATTTAGCTGTAATCGACCCAATCCGATCCTTAATTTGCGACTTTAAGCTGCTAACCTGCTTTAAAACATGAGAGGTATCCAATGAGACTTTAATCGTTGTCCCATTCTTCGCTCCGCTTAAAGCGGATAAGTGTTTCTTGACTTTTTCAATATGCTTCATTGCATTGGTTACATTGACATCTAGCACAATTCTCTTCTCAAACTCAACTCTCAAACGCTTGGCTGCGTTCAAGGTAGCTTCTATAGAAATTTGCGTTTTTTTCATCACTTTGGAGAGATTGTCATAAAGCTTTAAACTTTCTCCGACAGTTGCCATGGTTTATCTCCTTTCACAAATCTCTAAAAGCCAGCGTTCTCCCCAATATCCATCTATCGAGGAGAAGCGTCTGCTTTTATTTTTTCTTCTCATTTTCAACCCGAACATTAATCGATGCATAGATGAAAGCTTTCTCCCTCTGAGACATCTTCAATAGCTCTTGCGGTAGAATGCGAAGCTTATGGAGTGCGAAGTGAGCATAGTTTGCTTCACCATCACCCTCCTTGATTAGTTTTTTGCTTCTTCCACCAGATCATTGAGATCTTTGTCAAAGCCATTGATGGTTTGAACCTTTTCGGCCAATGTCGAATACTCGCCAGCAATCAGCATGGTACGAACTAAATTCTCTGCACCCAACACACCATAAGATTTTTGCAGATCAGCATCTTTTAAATTGGGATATACCACGCTTGCTACAATCAGCTTGGCCATATATTCGTTGGGATTGGTTTCAGGCATAGTTACACCGCGCTTTACTTGAACTCGCTTAGTAGCTGATGCACGAATATCCGCATTCTCAGCCTCTGTCAATGTGCGAAGCTTCCATGCAACCGGATTGCTTTTCTCATCTTTAAAACGTTCTGAAACAATAAAATCCTCGATAAGATCGCTTTGGGCATTTTCTGCAAAAAACATGTTTAAATTACTCATTGTATAATCCTCCTAATTTGATTAAGCCATTACTGGGCCTGTAAATTGTTGATCCAGATTAATATCCTCGAAAGTGAAAGCAACTTCTTCTTCTAGTGCTTGGCTTTCTGTATCCAGTGATGCCATAATCACACTATCCAAGTTCACATTCAGTAAAGTGACCTTCTGGGACCCAACGCTTGAGCCGGGATCATCGTTAATGATGGTGATGCTGAAATACGTATCTGTACCATTCTGGATATAGTCATACATCATTTTTCTGAAATAAGAGGTAACATAATAAATCGTCATAGTACCTTTACCGCTCCAGCCTGCCGCTTTGTGCTGTACGCCGCGTCTGCCCAACGTTTTCACTTCAGCTTTTTGTTTCTCAACAGTCGCTTCAATTTTTTTAACGTAGAACATTTCTTCTACATTTCCTCCAATTGTTGCATAAGCTCTGCCTTCTTGACCTGAAATCGTATCATTCGCTCTTAGAAAACCCATCTTACTTCACCGTCACTTTCATGTATATTTTCTCAACTGCATCAACTGGCTGAACGTTCAGCTCCACATAAACACTATCCGCTTCAATCCCCTGATGAACAGATACATCTGTCTGTGGATTGAAATTTTGAATAGCATTGATAACTTGCAAGCTTTTAAGATATTGAATATATTCGGTTTGCAGCAATCCACGACCATCTGCATTATTGTCGAGCTTGCCGATGTAGAAGGATTCGAAGATCCGTTTAAAATCATTATTGATTCCATCCAACAACCGAAGCACACGATTTTTTCTAAATGCTTTACCTTTTGTTGGTGTAAAACTGGTAAAGCTGTTAATATCCATCTCGATCCTTGCTCTTCCTTCACTGGGAACAAATACGAATTCGCCAGCAAGAATAGCTGCCTCAATTTGAGCATTGGTATAACGTGTGCCTACATCCACAGCATCATCATAATTATCAAAGGTTAATGATTCATTCATTTGTGCGCCTGCCGTAGCTGCAGCTACCCAAGCGGTTGACTGTGCTGCGGTGAGTGTTGTTCCATCTGAGAGAATAACACCATTCTTCACGCTGATTACACCTTCGTAATCCGCAGTAGGGTAATTCTCCAAGACAAGCTGGAGCTTCTTCCCCTCATCGTCGCGCAGACGTTTTACAAATGCGACATACAAGGACTTAAGATCACTTGCAGTTCCTGAATAAGCCATCGTATTAAACTCCTGCAGCTCAATCGCAGCCATAAAATCCGTATGATCTCCATTAGTTACCACGCCATCCACACCACTAATTAATGGAGCTCCTGCCGTTGCCGCCAATGCTCCTGTTCCCGTGAATACCACCCAATCATTAGAGACAAGGCCTGCAATATTAGCAACAGTTTGTGTATTCATCACTACACCCGATAGGATAGTCTTCACATCAAACTTAGCTGCATCATCTACATTAATGGAAATGACAATTGTTAAGCTGTTTCCTCTTAATCCACCATATTTAGCCGTAGCTGTTAAATTCCCAGTTGTAACTAAAGCTTTAGTTCCCGTGTTCAAACGATAAAGCAGTACGGTCTTGACTCTTTTCAGCGCTTCTTTGACAAGCAGCAGCTGTGCGGCAGTAATATCATAACCTAATGTTGCGGATACATCGTCGCCTGCATTAATAGCCACAACTTGTTTGGATGCTCCCCAGCTAAGCGAAAGCGCCATTGCCATGATCCCGCGATCTCCAACGGACCCAACGGGTTTACCCTCACCTACAAAATTGATATATACCCCTGGTCTTACTTTGTTCTGTGTAACGAAATTTCCTCCAGCCATTACTCCACTACCCTTCTGTGGAATTCATCCACGATGTTAATAATTTGTTCCTGTGTGTACTCTTCTTCGGCTGAAAGTAAAGCGTTCAGCACGTCTTTCTCTTGGGCCGTATAACGCTTTGATTCTAAATATTGCTGTTTTGAAAAGGAAAGAGCCTCTTCACTCACCGTATTCTTGTTGCCTTTCATTGTGGTTGTCCCTCCATTTTTGTTAAATCTGATTTTGTTGCAAAATCTCGCCTGCTTATCCGGAATACTTAACCTAATCTTCCGTTCTACTGCTAAAGTAAATCCACGCATCACACTCCTAATCGAATTAATTGAGTTGAACCCAGTTTAAAGCCATGTGGCAGGGCAGGAAAAAAGCATCCTCTGTGGTGAGAATGCTTTTAATAAGGATTTGAGACAAACAAAAAGCCACGACTCTAAGTGAGCTGCGACTTGGTTGTTTACCTCTTATCTAATTTGTCTACTCTATCATCTTACCTGTCAAATCCTCGGCTGTCATCCACATTCCAAAGACAATTTTCCGCCAATTTTAGGTCACAGATGCCAATGCTGCATATTCTTCATTAGCTTTGGCAAGCCAACGGTCAAACGTTCTACGTGACGTATCGAGTTGGATAGTAATTTCATCTACTGACTTGCTCTCGATATATCTTAATCTCAATAGCTGGGCGTAATCAGGCTGGTACTCCGCTAATACGTCCAAGGAAAATTCAATGGTTTCCTTCTGTTTTTGCAAATCCTGAAGCTCACTAAGACGCTTAATCACTCCATCGTAGCCATCATATGAGCCTGTTCTAGCTTCAATTACCTTCTCAATTTTGCGCTTCAGTTCTTTAAACATTTTTCTATCTTCCTCATTAACAGGCTTTATGCTCTTCACTTCATTTAATTGGCTTCGGGTTCCAGTTGGGTATTTTTCAAGATAGGCTACTGCAATTGCTTCGAGCTCCTGCTCATGTTTGCTTAAGTACATATAAGAAGGAATCCCCTTAAGCTGCTTGTGCAGGCTTTGAAGCTTATCATCCTCATGAAACGAGGTGAGATACATTCCATTCCCAATGGGATATTTCTCTAGTAATTTAATCCGTGCCAGCAAGCGTTTATAGCCCTTCAAATTTCCTAAGGCTTGAGCATTTATAGCAGCATCTTCTGTATTCATTTTCTTTCCTACTTCCTTTAATTTATTTTTTAGGTATTTTAAATACTCAATTTCATTAAAAAAAGATCATACGTTCGAGGTATTGACAATACCCCATTACATTCATATACTAATATTGGGTATGCGAAATATACACCAATCATGATCCGTTAGTGCTTCAGAGACTCGTGCATCGGTCATTTTCCTAGAACCATATATTTCTATAAGGGTCGTTGCGGGAACAGGGCTTGGACTCGTTTTCATCCAAACTGTGAATATTGTTTATGATCGCACAGTGGATCTCCACATTCACCCTTGGGGTTTACCCTCCCATATCACGCTGGGTCTATGCCCTTACATTCCTTCGTTCTACCTCTCAAGGGGTGGAGGCCGATTCTTGCTCCTTAACTGGGTCATGGCCCTTATGGAAAATTAACTTCGGCTTCTCCGGTGCTTCAATTGTCAAGTTGTAAACATGTTAATAAAGTGAGAATTCACACTTCTTATTATTGATTCATTTCTGTCCACATGTGAATAAGTGAACATCTCAATTTATGCAGCATCTTTTTGTAATTGCACTAAGCGAACAGGTCCTATTACATCATAGGCGTCATATTCTTTTTGCTTTGTTCCAAGTGTAAAGAGTACACGTACCAGTTTTCCACATAATGCGATAAGCGATTGCTTCTTTTTCAACGGATTCTGGCTTCGCGTTGTATAATGCTTGTGTAGTGCTTTAAACTCTGCGTTCTTCGCTACCATTGGCATGATACAACGGAAGAGTAATCCCCGAAGACGCGATCGTCCTCGTTTACTTATTCCCGTCTTGCCTTTTCTCTTGCCAGAACTGTTTTCTTTAAGATTCAAGCCAGCTAAACGAATAATCTGTTGTCCATGATCATACTTATTCAGGTCTCCTACCTCTGCTAGGAATCCTGCCACGCTTGTAATACCCACTCCTGGAATGCCCAGCATTTGCGCTGTTCCTGGGATCTCACCAAGAATTTTCAGAACTTCTTGCATGATCGTTTCTACTTGCTTAGAAAACAGGTTAAACTGCTCTAACAAAGCGGCTAGCTCTATCCGAGCGGCAACCGCCCCTTCGGTCAGCCCGATGGAAGATAGAGCAGTCTCATACAGTTTCTCAGCTCTCTTGATGCCCACACCCTGCTTAATTTCCGTCTTCCAATGAACAAGAACGCCTCTGGCGCCCAAAGAGACAATTTCTTGCGGAGTAGGAAATTGGTGCAAGGCCATGAGTGAAGCTTTACCCGTCCAATCCTTAAACACCTGTAGATATTCAGGAAAGAAACGGTCAATCCAGTTGTGTACACGTGCCTGAACCTGAGTTAGATTCACCACGACCTTTTCACGCAAATTCATTAAAATACGTAAATCTGCATAGGCTTCTGTGGGCAAATTCGGTTCCGTATACTTTCCATTGCGAACGAGATCTGCAATAACCTTTGCATCTTTGTAGTCACTCTTGGTTTGAGAGTTATCCTCTATTTCCTTTGTCTTATTGACATGATGCGGATTGACGAGCACAACCTTAATTCCCTCACCTTGCAGATAAGCCGCTAACGGAAACCAATAATGTCCGGTAGGTTCGACACCAAAAACAATTTCACTTTTGGCATGATCCTGTTGTAGACCCTTCATCCATCCAGCTAGTTTCGTTAAGCCTTCTCGATCATTGTAAAACTCACAGTCCTTACCTAGCTCAATACCACGATAATCTACAGCACGTGCCACGTGAATTTTCTTAGCAATGTCTGCACCTACAACCAACGTATTTTCAGAAATTCGTGTAATCCGTTGATTCTGCTTCTGTTTCATCTTATACTTCATTTGTGCGCCTCTTTTCGTATAGGTTTTTGTTCTGGCTGGAACAATTCCTAGTATACAAGAGGTGCATTTTTCATTCAAAGCTCAAATTACTTCATTACAGGAATAGCTCCTTTATTCGTTTTCAAAATGGTCGTCACCTCGTTTCTCTGTGGTTGATTTTAGTATATGAGGTATTCATAATACCGTCAAGTATTTAAAATACCCCAATTGAAGTGGAGGAAGTTTTATGTCTCTCGGCAATCGTATTCGCGGCTTACGTTCCAAGAAAAACCTGACCCAGATTGAAATCGCACAGCAACTGAACATGGGACGCTCTAATTTTGGTCATATTGAGAATGACAGAGTGATTCCCAACAGCAATGATTTGGATAAGATTGCTAATATCCTTGATTCAACATCAGACTATCTGCTCGGAAGAACCTCCGAACCTTCAGCAGCTGGTGAAGGAAGAGATTACAGCTTAACGCCCAAAGATAAAAGAGACATAGCGAGAGATCTGGAGGGAATGCTTGCCGATCTGGAATCCAACGTAGCCTTGGCTTTCAACGGAGAACCTATGGATGATGAAACTAAACGCCTCTTTCATATTTCACTGGAAAACTCTATGCGCCTAGCAAAAGAAATGGCCAAGCAGAAATTCACACCAAACAAATACCGAACGTAG